TAATCCGAAACTTGGTTTTTCCTTCTTGTAAATAGTTTTAAAAAGTAGCAAATGCTGTTTTATTCTCTAGAGAAATTTACAAGGTAATATACTTACCATCCTTCCAAGGAGGCGTCTCCCCCAAAATAACACGCTCACGGGGAAGTTTTATTTTTACAGCATTTTCCCTTTCTACAATCTGTGGGGTCTTTTGATTGTCGGCTCCTCCTATAAGATACCCTAAAACTTTAATCTCAATGGCAGTCTGATACATGCGCTCTTTGTCGGCCATCTCTCCTACGCTGTTCTCCTGATTATAGGAAGTCTGCATGAAACCCTCGTAACGATGACCCCTCTCCCTCATTATAAAGGCGTTGATTCCCCCTGTTGCCACCATGAAAGGTTGCGACAATTCATTTATCTGCTGCTGATATTCTGCCCTTAACATAATTTTATACATAACCGTTACATAGACTGGCATGGGAATAGAACGATAAGTATATACTATCTTATCGTTTTTCTTCGCCACTTTAAAATTTATCTGCCCATAATCTCTTTTAGCATCGGCATCTTGAAAGTTCTTTGTTTTAACCTGATTAATGACACGATCTAAATTAACCGATCCTCCTCTATAATCATTACGAGGAAAAATGTTAGATTGAAGTGACCCCTTAAAGGTTAAGTCTTTTTCGATAGAAGTTCTTTCTACGGTTATAAGAGGAAGGATGAGGGCGCCTTCTTTATCGCGTAAGTCCTTGCTACGCTTAGCCTGGTAAGCACGTTCGGCTGCCGTCCAAATAACAGGTACCTTTTCCCATCCTCTATTGGAGGTAGAAAAGATATTGAGTTTTTCATCTACCCAATTGAAAATTGCTAAGTCAATATTCTCCAAGTTAGATGGTTGTAAATTAATAATAGTTTCTTTATCCGCCATGCCTTCTCCCCCCTACGCCGTATTATAAAACGGACTCACATACCAGACCGCGTTTTCATTAAAATACCACTTATTAGAAATGGTAAATGGACCAACTGGCGCCGGGCCCGCCTCAGTTAAGTAGAACTGATATCCATTATATTTACTTGGTTCTGCCACAAACTCTTCTAAAGTTCTATAATCTAGAGAATTAATATCAGCGCCTGAAAGTTTGGGAACACATATCTTACAATCATCGGGGATAGTGAGAACACACACATTTTCTACACGATCCTGTGCTAATTGATACTTGGTTATAGACACTTCGGGAAGTGCTGCCTCTTCAAATACTCCATCACGCGCTCTAATACAGGTAGCGGCGATCTCCATTTGATGATTAATTTGCCCAAACAACGGCTGCGGTTCATTGAGTGCCACAATCTCATAGAAAAGTCTTCCATAAAGAATGAAATCTCCTTCTTGAACCTGCAAGTCTTGATCCTCGGTTAGGCGCCGTCGATGGAAATGAATAGTTAGTTTGGAACGACGATCAATTCCATAGTTATTGGTTGTCGTCTCTTGACCTTCCCAGTTAATAAGAGCGTTTACCTTCACCGGAGACAGGAAACTCTTATGAATTGCTTCTCCGTAAAGAGGATGATAGTTGGTATGCTTTAAACTGACCGGATAGTACAGAATAGTCTGCCCTATGACGCGCTCAATCAGTTCATCATTGACCTGCTTTACAAAGTCTCTTTCTTTCCCTCCCAAAAATAAGGGAGGAGGAGGATTTGTAGGTTGAGTCCAAGTTATGTTTTTAGCAGCCACCTATCTATCCTCCTTATCCTGGGTATATGGCAAGAGGTATTTTAGATAACAAAGTTTCAGTATTGGTTGCAATGACTGAATCCTTTTCGGCAAGTTTGGCGTAAGTTAACTCATCCAAAACTGTCTTGAGTTCATCCCTCAGAGCGGTCTGCTCTTCCTTCGCTGCGGTAATCAAGGCGGGCCCGTCCAACGTGGTTTCGGCGCCAGGGATCGGAATCGTAGTGAACTTGCTTCGTACGATTCCCAGCATCTCCTTACATACTGACAAGGCAAAGCGGCGGATCCATTGCTTTCCAATAGAATTAATGTTATTGTAGGGAATATTAGCAAAAGGGGCCGTGCTCATGTTATTGATGCCCGTGGCGCCCGTATCCATCCCCGGTTTGTCAATAAGAGGATCTTCGTCGACCGTAAATTCAAACCACAATTTAGTAAAATCCACGCCCGAAGGAGTAGGAAACAGTCTTAAGCGATTATCTCGTATATCAAATGAATAGTGGGATATCCTCGTATACATGGCGTCCTCGTACGCCATTGCTTGAAGCTTGTTCTGCCACACAGGAACAATCTGCCATGTACTGTCGTCTGCATATTGTCCGTAAGTTGACATGTTGCCAACTGCATTTATTCCTCCGTAGTACCCATAAAAGCGCCACATGACGCGAGGCGATTTATACCACACCTTGGTGATTTGAACTCTTCTATCTTTATCGAAAGTAAAGGCACTATCGGTGCTTGCGGATACGATGGATTGCAAATCATAATGTTGAACATTCGCAGTAACATCGAACGAGGCAGTATAAAATCTATTATCGCCTCCGACACCTGCTTTCTCGGAGATGCCCATTGCCACGCGCTTGCCATAAGAAAAATTAAACTTGGGGTAGCGCAACTCCGCGCCCGTGTCTCCCAAATCAGTCTTTAGAGTACCCGCTTGCATCTCCCCAACGCTATCGAAGGTGCCGGTGGGGTTTCCTAGAAGATCAGACAAAGAATTCTTTGTCTGATGTACATTTACAATATAAGAATATTCAAGAACCGATTCTTCGTAGGCAGCATAAACCTGATTTGCGGTCAATTCAATATCTAATATTTCACCACCAAGTTTGCGGTAAACATATGCTACCTGATCAACGGCGCCAGAAATGAAGTCGGCGCCAGTATAAACAGCGAAAGGAAGCGACCCTGTCACTAGAGATTTTGACCCGGTTGCAGGCAAAACAACTAAACTAGAATTTGAACTCGGCGATAAAACAGGAACTGCCACATTATTTCCTCCGCACTATATGGTGCACAAAGTAATTAGTTTTTCAAAAAAAGAAAGAGCCTCCATATACAATATGAAGACTCTTTTCTTTTAGTTAAGTATTGTACTCGAAGGTTTAACCTAGCAAGTCTTCAACGATAACCAATCCGTACATGTCGGGACGCACCATTTTCTTGGCATATCGCGTCATCACGCCCTTGCGGGGCACGAAGTCTTCGATGCCGAAGATTGTGGGGGTCGTTTGCAGTGGTACATAGGGAGCGTAAACATATCCGCTTTCTAAGAAAGAAGATCCTTTACGTCCAACCAAAATAACATTTCGTGGGAAATAAGGGTCTACATAGACATCCCATTTCTTAGAAATATTACCAACATTAACTGCACCGGCAGTTCCCTTCTCATCATCATGAGTCACTCGGGCTTTAAATCCCGTGGTGAACTCAAGAATGTTAGATACTTCAGGACCACAAACCAAGAAGTTTGCGCCACCTCGAAGTGTCTTACGATGAATCTGAGCAGACACGTCATTAATGGTTTCGAGCAGAGTCTCATACCACTCTGACACGTTACCAGTAAAGTCGCCACCGAGCAATGACTCGTTAGGACTGGAACTGATAGCAGCACCAGTGTCACGAATCAAGAATCGACCAGGACGACGACTCCAGTAATACTGACCGGCTTTTGCACCTTTCACCAAATCTTCCAAGATTTCTTGGTCAATTTCGAGAGCAATTTGTTCAGACAGAATGCTTGTCAATTCGACTTCAGCGTCGAGATTGTGATAAGCGTTCAAATCTTGTCCCAATTCAGGGGTCCATTTTGCTTTCAGTTTCTTGGTGTTTGCCGTCACAGCAACACTGTCGACCTTGATGTCGATTTCAGGAATGTTTGGATTATTCTCCAATCCCCATCGATCAACACCCTCAATAGATCCAATCGCTCCGCCAGTGCGGAAGTTATCAGTTTCTACATAGGAAAAGTTAGCGCTAGATCCGGTTGCACTCGTCGTAGCAGTTCCACCCGGACTTACTAGGTTCGTGCTTTCACTGCCACTAGCAGCGATAACAATCAATGCGTCGGTATCAGTAGTGCCACTTAACACGGTCAAGCGACGCGCTTGGCGACCCTCATTCATGCTTCCCGCAGCAAGTGTGATAGTAATCAAATCTTCTCGATTCAACTGAGTTAAATCGGCAAGAGAGACTGTTCCAACCCACACCGAGGACCCAGAAGCGATATCCGGATCATAGTTGATAAGACCATCAATAACCCCTTGATCACCGGCGGTACCCGATACTAGACTAGTAAGATCAATAGATGTTGCGGATCCTGTTGGAGACGCATAACCATTGTTCAAGTTGTAGAACGATTTAGACACCTCATCGCCTGTCAATGACACACCACCAGTGAGTTGAGATGCAACCACCCCACCACCGTAAAGTGAATCGTTGAGGTTTTCACCCAATCGCGAAGTCGTTCCATCGGTCATGCCAAAAGTGAAGTCCAGGAAGAAGATAAGTCCGCTGGGCAAACTCATCGGTTGGACCGACACTAGGTCATTGGCAATCAGTCCAGCGAATACACGCCGAACAATTGGAAACGCTACGGCAGCAAAACCTTCGACGTTTCCGCCAGTGGCTCCTGCCATCGTTGATGCTTCTCGAAGAAGCTCTTTTGCTTGGTTTTCAAGAAGAACTGCCATAGCATTACGCTTGTTGCCGTCCTCCAATCCTTCCAAAAGACCAGTCTTTTCCCACTTGTCGAGAAGAGCATGGTTCTCACGACTGAGATCTCGACTAACGATACCCTCAGTCAATTTTTCTAAAATAGACATTTTGTTTTCCTCCTTAAATGAATTAAATGCCAGCAAGTTTCTTCATACGTTCAATATGAGGATCTTGCCTTGTTTGTTTTTGCTTTTGTCTCAGCGTTGTAGCATTACCTCTGACGATTGCTTCGCTCAGTGATTGTGATTTATCCTTCGACTGAAGAGATGAACCCACTGCGCTTTGAAGTGTCTCAAAGATAGACCTCGCTGCTTCGACTGAATCGGCACTATTAATAGACTCGACAATACGTTGTTTTTGTCGCTCATTCAAGGAGGCACCATTAAGAACCTGATTCGTATAAATTAGTTTGGCATTAGAAAGATTAACTTCTTCCAATTTGCCAGAAAGTTTTTTCAAGAGATTCTTCATCTCTTTGTTTTGCTTTAAGAGTTGGTTTTGCTCTTTTAAAAGTTGCTTATTCTCTTTAAGCATTTTTGAATTCGTTTTTGTAAGTTTGGTATTTTCTCTCAATACCTTCTTGTTTTTCTTTTGTAGAGACTCTGCAAACTTCATTTTGCCAGCCTGTGCGAGTTTTTTCATGGCATCAAAGAGATTGCGGCCGCTTGGCAAATCGCCGAATTGATCCTCTATTAGAGGCCAAAAAGATTCGTTAAACCGGGATTCTATTTCACCTATTACAGTGCCTATGCCTGGCCCAAAAGCGGCGATGGGGGTTCCATCGGGACCATTTATGTAGACGCCTCGCAATGGGAGAAGTGCTTTATAAACTTCCTGTACGTCACTCTCTTCAGTGAATCCATCAATGGCGTCTTCGAGGACATCCACAGCGCGGTCGACCAAATGCGTGGCTTTTTCTCCAGATGCCGGGAGCGCAACGCGGTAGTTTGCCTCCACGATCTCGCTTGGTTCCTCTCCACCAGAGTCGCCGAAATCGGCATCTTCATCTTCCTCAAGTGGCGGCAATCGTCTTTCCGCTGCTTCTTCGCCCGCTTCTGCATTCTCTTCCGGAACTGCATCACTGAAAAAGTTTTCTCCCAGCAAATCATCTATTTCTAGCATAAGTTCCTCGTCTTCCTCTTCCTCACCTTCTACTGCTTCTGGTCCAGGGCCGGGCATGAGTTCGTCATCTCCCATGGGAGGAGGTCCACCTTCGGCATCTTCTACATCCAATTGCTTCATCATATCTTGAAGTCCAGCAAAATCAATTTCAACAGTGGCCCCATCTTCGGGACACGGGCACAACCTTTCGCCGTCTACCGCTGCCAAACTCGTTTGGTCGCCCAACTCCGATCCTGGTTCTGCTTCTGTTGACCCAACACGAGACGAAGGAAGAGCTTTGCCGGCGCCTGCGTCCATGGGCGCGCCCATTTCCTCTTCGGCACCCATCTCTTCCTCTTCTTGTTCGAGCATGGTATCAACTGCTTCTTTAATCTGGTTGGAATATTTCTCCACCACAATTGCTTCAGCATTCTTCAGTGCGACTTCTCGCAAAGCGTTTGCGTCGATGATTGCTTGTTTTAACATAGTATTCGATGACATATACGTCTCCTTATATACAAAGATCTGTCTCCCAGTAAATAGTTATTAAAA